TGCCGCGCTTGTCTGTGTTGAAGCGTTAGGCAATGAGTACTGTTGACCAGTCACGCCATAACCTGTTGCCATAGAAGTCGGAACTGTTTGCATATTGACTGAGGCAATACGAGCGACTTGGCTTTCGATCATGTCAAGATAAGACTTCCATGCTGTGAATGGGTTCTTAGCATCTGGCAGGCTTGCTAGGTAAGCAGCTAGTTGCTGTGAAAGTCCTTGGCTCTTGGCAATTTCAGCAGCGAGTTTAGAAGCCTCTGTTGTGTTGCCGGTCAAGATAGCCAGTTGTAATTCTAGGCGCTTGCGTTCCTCGGCTGATACTTCGCCCTTAAGTGCAGCAATAATTGAAGTCTGTTGAATGTCAAATAAAGTGCCAGCCTTTTGCAGCGCTGTCTGCTCTTTGATCGCTTTCGTCTGCTCTTTAGTTGTCTTAAGTAAAGCATCGCGGTTTTTCTTTGCTGCCTTCTCGGCTGCTGCTTTAGTTAACTCGGCTCTGATCGCTGGTGTAATACCAGACATATCTCTGCCGCGGTTCATCTCGGTCTCGCCTATGGCTCTGAAGGCTTGCAAGTCTCCACGCGCTAGGGCTGCTAACTGACCAACACCAACGCCAAAGCGGCGAACGAAGGTAGCAAGTGCAGTAGAAGTTTTTTCGATTAGGTTTAGCGTGTTAGTAAGTCCACCTTCACCGCCGCCGCCGAGGGCTGCGAGTGCATCGAGCAGGCCGCCGCCGATAATCTCTTGAGCATTGCTAGAAGCAACTGATAGGCGCTGCATAGCACCTGCATAGGTATCGACTGAAACTGTTGCTTGTCCGCCAAATAAATCGTTGATGCGTGTCTGGACTTCCTCAAAGGACATCGCCTTAAGTTCGACCTGAGTTAGACCAATACCGTATTTAGCAAGGGAGCGAGTCTGACCTACATAAGCCTTTGAAAGATCACCGGCAACACTTACAACATCTGCGCCACTAGCTGCTGAAAGATCCAGCGCTGTACGCAGCAACTGTTGGCTCTTAGCAACATCACCAGTTGTAGTTAATAAACGCTGAAAGGCTGGGCGCAGTTGATCATCGAGGATACCAAACTGCTTCTCAAGATCAGCAATAAAGTTTTTAACGGAAGGATCTGCGAAGGCTAGACCCAAGTTATCAAGTGACTGGGTTAAGACTCTGGCTGCTTTATCATCTTGAGCAAAGGCTTTGGCAGCATTAAACCCTGAACGCGCTAAGCGCTGGGCTGTAAATAGACCGACATAGGACTTAGCAAGTGTCTTAACCTGAGAGTTAAGGCTAAGGGTTGACTTAGCGGCATCTTGAAAGGCTTTCTTGCCAGAGAATACCGAAGCAATATCTATCTTTAGATCAGCCATTATTTAACACCTGTCTTTGCTTTAAACTCAATAGCAGAACTGCCAATGGCTTTTACTATCGCAGCTGTTACTTTGCCTTGATCCTCTGCGAACGCTCTGAATATGGCGCGACCAGTCATCTTGCGCGTAGATCGACCTGCTTGACCTTGTTGGCGTGGTCGAGCATTTACTAGATCGCCTGTTGCATTTGCTCGATCTAAGAATTGCTTGCCAGCATTAGGGTTAAGCGACTTGTTATATCCGCGGCCTTCCTCACGATATGAGGCAGGTGTGAACTTAGTGCGAGTAAAGGTTGGTTGACCACCTGGGTTCTTGCGCCCTGCGGTCTCGTAGATCGCTCCACCGGCGGAAGCGTTAATAATACGCGCTAGAGATACGAAGCCTCGTTTATTAGGCTTAGAAGGGCTTGTTGAATACTTAATACCGCGCTTGGCTTCTGCTTGATCATATTTAGGGAATACACGATACTTAACCGTGTTCTCAGATGATGTGGCTGAAGTCCAGCCAGATAACATTGCAGTATTTGATGGCATATAACCGCGAGCCGTATTAGTGATGGGCTTTAGCGCAGCCGCCATCTGCTTAGTTGTGGCCTTGGCTAGATCAGGCTCGAACTCTCTCAGGGCTTTGCGAAGTTTATCAGCGCCTTTTAACTCGACTGGCATCGCTCTGCTCCTTTGCTCTGTCCTTCAGGGCTTGAAGTAAAGTCCTGAACATTGTGTGATCTAGTTCAATTAAAGTCTGTGGCGAGAGTCCTGTCTCAAGCGATAGTCTCGCTACAAGATAGGTGAAGGACTCCCGCGTTACTCCAAAGGGTCATCATCTAAGACCTCGACTCGCGCCAATGTCTCAAGGAATGACTCTCCGAAGGGTTTTACGGTTTCACCCGACCGACGAATTGCTTCCCAGCAAAGCCAATATACATCGCTCTGCTTTTCATCATCTCTAAAGGCTTTATGAAAGCCCTTCTTTGCATATTGCTCGAAGGCGTACTCGATCGCCGGAGTGATCTGGTACTCGTTAACGCTTCCATCTGCCCTTGTTACCTTTAGTTTTGCCATGCTTTTGCCCCTTAGTTAGTTATTAGGAAGTTGTTACTGCGATGGTGCCGTTAACATTCCAAGTGACTGACTGAGTTGAAAGATCTGCAACTGCGCCATTTACTGGAGTGATGTTGTTAACTAGGCATGACATTGTGTATAGAGGGTTGCTTGCTGAAGTAGCAGCTGAAGTCTGCTTGACTGTAACAGTTGTGCTTGTTCCCCATACTGTGTTCAATGTCTGAAGTGTCTTTGATGTTGCTTCATCATTAAAGAAGTCGATAGTAATAGACGATGCTTCCAAGCCCTTTACGAACTTGTGGCCTGAGTCTCCCATTGCTGTTACTTCTAGTTCATCGAATGAACGGTTGATAGTTACAGATGATACGAGCGATGATAGGTCAACCGCATTAACAGTTAGAACTACCCCATTGCTTAGATATACTGCCATTTGGTTTATTCCTCATCTTTCTTAGTTGCTGTTTTAGGTGCTGCTGGAGCGATCTGACCTATCTTGATCAGGAACGCTGCGTTGTCTTTTTCCCATTGTTCAAGGGTCATAATTAACTCCAACTCGTTAGGACTGAGACTTGCAGGGAGCAAGTCAGTAGATCGCCCGATGCGGCATTAAGAACGCTTGGAGCGCTCACATCTCCCACATTATAGACGATCGAGGAAGCAGCTAGTTTGTTAAAGACTGCAACTAGCATTTCCTCAATTCCGTTTAGGTTGCCTTCATTGTCGAGCAAAGGCACGAATATATTTATATTAAAATTAGCAAGAGGCGCGACTGTGTTGCGGCTGTTATTAGTCGGAGTCAGATAAGGATCTGCCGGGCTAAGAACTACGCTATTGACAATAGGTGTAGCAGGCGGGAATGAGAATACTGACCAGAGTGAGTTATCGACTAGCGCTGCTGCAATAGTTGCGCGAAGTGTTGAGATCGCTGCTGTCATGGTTAGCCAACCATCGAGCGCGGATCTAGGTAAGGTGCAAGTAAGCCACGAACGCGAGCAAGCAAAGTGTTACCCATGCGATAAGGGCTTGGAGCGTATCCGTCAACTGTTACGCCACCGCTTGAAGGCGCTTGGCGGCTTTGCCAGATATCGATCGAGATCATTAAAGATGCTTCTTGAACCGCAGGAATACTTGAATAATCTGTATAAGTCTCAACTGCTGCTATTCCATAAGGCTCAACTGTGTGGCGTGGATTATCGCTAGTGTGAGTTGTTGTTATCGAGAATGATCGAGTATCAACGCCTGTAATTGTTTTAGTGCCGTTGTACTTTGTGCCAGCGCCAGAGATTACTACTGACTGTCCGACATAAAAGTAATCGCGAATAGGTTGATCAAAGTAAAGAGTTCCTGTTGTGCCGGTATTGCCATGAGCAATTATATATTGCTGGTTCTTCCATAGAAAAGGCAAAAGTACATTATCGGCTGCATCGCAGACCTGCTGCAAGACTGCATCAGCATAGAGAGTGCCAACGCCAAGGGCGGTGCGTAACTCTGCAACTGTAGTCAATGCCATGCTTTTATCCTTTCTAAAGACTGGCGGGGTAGAAGGGCACTACCCCGCCAGCGACTTGAGTGTGGCTTACGCCTTGTTGTTCTTGAATGCGCCAGCGCCGACCTTAGTCGCGATAGCACCGTAACCGTAGTAACCAATAGTGATCTGTCCTGCGGCTGTTGACTCTGCGCGTAGGCGATATGTTGGTGACTCGTACCATGTGTAAGCATCTGGGTTGACGATGATGATAGAACCATCTGTGTCAGTTCCTGCTGCTGTGTTAGGTGTTACATAGAGGTTGAGACCCGCTACATTGCCTTGAAGCGCTGTAGGAGATACTGCTCCGCCTGCATTCTGAGGCTGTGAAGCTGTGTAGATCGGACGACCTGCGTCGTTCAATGTCATGATGTTAGACCACTGTGAAGTGTTAACGATCATGTTGCGAGCGAATGGATTTGCAAGTCCGAGAGTTGCGCCATAGACAGAAGCTGCACCGCGAGCAACAATTCCAAGCAATTCTGCTGCTGTTGGGTATGTTGTTGTGGTTGTCGCATCTGCTGTTGCGCCTGTGATCAACGCTGCGTTAACCGCTGCATCTGTAGCCTTAGCGTATGCCGCAGCCATGTTTCGTACAAGCTCATCAAAAAATGCTGGCGAGGTACGGTCTAGCAATTCGACAGAGAATGTCTGTTGTCCGGCGTACTTCTTAACATCTACTGAGAGGAATGCAGAAGTCTGATCTGTCTCGTTGAAGGCAGCATCTTCTGCTGTTACTGCAACTGTTGGCATTGCTGTGATCTTTGGGATCTCGAATGTCATGCCTGCATCTGGAAGAACTCCGCGTGAAATCGCTTCGATCGAAGGACGGATAGTAGTTCCGAGTGGGTTGATGATTTCTGAAAGTTGACGAGTTGGTACTAGACCAGCGTTGTCAGTTGTGTTATCTGCTGCTGCGATGTATTGACGAGCTGCGTCATCGCCCATTGCTGCGCGAATTGTGTTTTCGACATACTTTGCTGCAGTTACTTCAATGCGTGGCTTTGTGTAAGCCATTGCTGTTACAGCAGGGCGAGCAGCTTCAACTGCGGCAGCCTCAACTGTAGGTGTTGCTTCGACTGCTGAAGTGGTTTCTTCCACGGTGGCTGTCTCGCTTTCTGTTGGTTGGTTGGTTTCAACGGCTTCATCTTCTGATGCCGCAATATCAGTGACGGCTGCTGATTTAAATGCGGCGGCCTGCACTAAACTGACTTCGAGCAGGTCAGCGCTCGATACATACAACACGCCATTCTTAGGCTTTGCTGCATTGACCATAACTCCGACTGAAAGACCAGTACGGAGTTCTTCGCTGGCTTCGATGAGAGCATCTGTGCCGCGTGATGACTTGGAGATCTTGAAAGAAGCAAAGATCCCTTCGTCGGTTTCGTTAAAGAATTGAGCGCGACCGATAGGCTGCTTAGGGTCATGTTCCAATAGGAGTTTGACTTTGCTGGTGTCAGAGATGTTTATCGCACCGCGCTCAAAGACAACTGCACCGGCAGAAGTGTTTCCAACTTCTCCGCCGAATGGCACTATTTTGCCAGAGATAGTGCGCGCTGCGCTATCCGCTGTAAGTTCTGCCGAGAATGTCAACATCTCGTTCATTGCATTTCACCGCTTCCGTTAGGAGTTAAGTCGGTCATTTCCATGGCCTGATCTTGGGTAATTAGTTGAAGGTCAAGAAGTTCTCGAATGATCTGAAGTTCTACGATCGGATCTGTGCGTAGATAGTTCTTATCGATATCGAACTTAACGATATTGCCGCGAGCGGTGATATCGTCCATTGAGAGACGATCCTCGATCGCTGACACGAATGGTTGCAAAGATAGTGTTAGGAACTGTTTGCGCTCGTCCTGGACATTCGCATAAGTCATTGTGGTGTTCTGATCTGCTGAGACATAGTAAGGCGGTACATTGCAGAGGCGAGCGATCTCTGTCGCTAGGTTTTGGATAGCCTCGTTGTACATCATGTCTTTAGGGCTAAAGCCGACAGACTCATAACTCAAAGTTGAAGTTAGATAAGCAGTAGAACGATTATTGCGGCTATTTTTCCAAGCAGCTAGTAATCCTTGAACTTCTGCTGGTGGTAGATCTGCGCCTGTGTTCTTTAAATAGCCAGTTGCCATTGGAGTGCCAGCAGCAATAGCCGCGGCCTTCTGGACATCGAGGGCTGCACGAATAGTAGATACGCCGGTATTTAAAATGCCATCGCTTAGTGACTGGAATGTAATAAGTGAGCCAAGGCCGTCCATTGGTACGGTCGTGCCGTCAATGGCGTAAGACTTTACATAGACATTATCTCGATCAAGAGTTGCAGTTACGCGAGAGTTAGCAACCCACTCAAAGCGAGAAGGTCTGCCGTCCTCTTGGTAGGTCTCAACAACCTGCCAAAAGGCTTGACCGTAAAATAGAAGTGAGTCAACTGTATAAGCGATAGTTACTGAACGAGGCTGTGAATAAGAAGGTTGATCGAGCCATAGTGGCTTACCAAGTTCCTCACCTGTTGACTTCTTGTAAAGTTCTAGAGGAATTGTGCCGATAGTGCCAGCAAGTAAGTTGCGGCATCGCGCTAAAGCAGGAACGCCCATCGCTTCTGTTCGACCAACATAGGCGAACTGAAAGGGCATTGCATAAGGTGAATACTCGCCAAGAACCTGTGGTGCTGCCTGCGCTTCAATAGTTGCTGCGCTTGTTGCACCTGTAAGGCGCGAAAGGATACCCATAGAGGGCAATTATACACTACATGTAGGTCAACCTGCGTATATAGCCGCTACCTGTTGTGGTTTCATTAACATCGACACAACCATAGCCAAAGCAATAGGTGCTGATACATCGCCTGCCGATTTTCTTTTAACGATACGCCAAGCAGAGTCATTAACCTTTGCTGCGCAGTTATTCATCTGCTGCATTAGGTTGGCTTGTCCGTTATGGACTACGCGGTGATTAACTAGGCCATCGAGTAAGTCTCCGCAGGCCTGATAGAACTGCTGGCCTGATATGTCTTGAACCATGCAACCCGCATTCGATAACTTGTCGGCGATCGACTGGGTTGTGTACTTGTCATAGCAGATCTGCCGCGGGCGATATTGATCAGACCAAGCCTTTATCTCAGCTGCGATTTTTAGATCGTCAACCGAGACTGCTGACTCCCAAGTCTGTAATATGCCTACGCCGATCTTTCCATCTGGCAATATTTGACCAGCAACGAGTGAAGCATTGCGCCTTGAAGGTGACACATCGAAGCCAAAGACTGTATATCCGCCGGGCGGGATCTGAAGTTCGCTGTTAGAAGTTTCCTCAAGAATGCCATGAGGCCAAGGGCTGCTTAGGGAGTCGATCCATTGGCATAAGGTTTCCGTGCGAGTATTTTCGATAGGTGAAGTCGCTATTGCTTCCTCTATCGCTGCTTCTGTAATTGTGTAACCGAGCGCAGGGTTGGCTTGCGCCCAAGCCGCTCGATCATCGATCTTGCAATACTGAGGTGCTGAGTATTCATAGAACCCGAAAGACTTTGGTGGATTATCCAGCGCTCGTTCTCTTAATTCATTTAGAACCGTACTGAAAGCATCACCCGCATTCGATGTCATCAGAACATGGCTATTAGCGTGTGCGCGAGTTACCGGCATGGCAGCGCGATAGCCCTCGGAACTGATTTCTCTGACCTCATCAATGTATAAAAGTCCAGAAATTGACCTGCCTCTTGAACCGTCTCTCGTAGCCGCTACAACATCTAAACGCGCCCCAGATAGCATCTCGATCGACTCTGTACCGTTAGCGTGACGGATCTGCTTCACCATGCCTTTGAGGTGATCGTTATTCTCAAGCGAGTTAGCAACCTGCCGAAAGGTTTCAAGCGCCATCGAGCGATTAGAGGACATGATCAGAACATCGGTATTCCACTTGAGCAAGTGAGTCAGGATCAGCATTCGCGCTAAAAATGTCTTTCCATTTTGGCGGCTAATTAAAAGCAGGCTGGACTTGCGGATCCACATATCCTTCTTGTCCACTGTCAACATATCCTTGAGGACATACTCCTGGTAGGGCAAGAATGAGACATTGAGCAGCTTGGCGATCTCCAGAACATCATCGAACTTAGATTTACCCTTTAGAGGTACTGACTGGATACGCGGTTTAGTTGCCCCTCGTAGCGCTTGTTTCTTTTTGGCAGGCATCAGGACTGATCTGGATCGGGTCGGCTAGTAAACGGACTGTCTTGGTGAACTTTGGACTGTGTTGGGGAGGGGCTGCCAGAAAAGACAGGGGGGTCTTTCC